TGCTGCAACCCTCACCAATAACATGCAGTCTAACGCTCAAGATACTGCCACTAATGCTGAAAACTCATTTGGTCGAGAGCTATCTTTGTTGCGTCAGAACGATTGGAATTTTGATTACGACTTTAAGCCAGAAAAGAAGGATGACTAAAAATGTTTGCTGGAATACTAGATGGGATGCACGCCCAAGATGCGAAGAGCACAACCAATCGAAGAGAAGCCGCGAAGCTATTTAATGAACACTTAAAAAACCAATCAGACCTTGGTATCGCAGTGACCGAGGAGAGCTTATCGGATGCTTGGAACTCTAACTCAGGTGGAGTAATGCAGCGTCACGCTCCAACTCAGCAGCGTCTCCAAAGCATTGTTACTGCCCAGAACAAATCCCTTGCAGAGAAGCAGGCTGCTACTGACTTCCTGCAAATACAGAATAGCAATACGATGCGTGGGTATATAACTGACGCTAGAAATGAGGCATTTGCATCAGCAGCAATGCCAAACAGTGGTGTATTTGAAGATGGGGATTATGACAAAATTTATAATTCTATTTACGATTCATTACCAGAGGGTTTAAGAGAACAATACTCTACGATGAGTAATCAAGGTCGGAACACTGGCAAAGAGTACACAGCCTACAGAAATCAAAAGATTGGAGAAGTTGCCACACAGATTAAGTTGCTAGGTGAAAGCAACATATTTGATGTAGAAACAGTTCAGACTTTTTTCCCTAATACTCCAACAAGTATAATCAAAGATATACTCGCTTCGCAGCAAGCAGACCGCGAACAAGTTCTGACAGGCTATGGTCAAGCTAATGCAACATATGAGAGGGGAGTTATTACATGGGAAGGTCAGCAAGTCACGCTCAAAAGACAAGAACAGGAGGCTATTACGGCTGCTGCCCGTCTGCTGGTAACTCAATCAAGGGATGATACAGATTATGCGATGAAACTAGCGAAAGCTGAAAAAGATATTGCTCGTGAGTTAATTACAGATAGGCAAAAAGATGTTGTATTTGAGCAGGGTGTGTTGACATACAACTTTAACTTTGAAGAGGCTACCAAAGACGCAGCTCAAAAAATCCTAAATCAAGGCTATGCAGATGTAGAGAGAGGTAGGAAAACAATACAAGAAGACTTAGCTGCTGGTCAGCAAGAGAAAGTCAACGATCAAACGAATCTTAATAACGAACGAGCTAATGCGAACTATCTACCAGACCAGCTAGATAAAGTGAATGTAGTCTTGAAGGCACAAATGAAAGTCAACCAAGCCACACTGGAGAGCGTTACATCTGCCCTAGCCACTCGCGGAATTACTGATCAAACCATTATCGACAACACTTGGAATTTAGTCAACGCCACGCAGTCTCAGCAACTCATGACTGAGATGACGCAGACTAAATTATCTAATGCAGCAACACTAGCGAAGGATGAAGCTAACATACTGAAGATAGTCCAAGATGATATAGTGACTAACCAAACTAAAATATCCAACCATCTGGGAGCAATCTCAGCGTCTGATGAAGTAGTATCTGCTGCGAATATAGTTGCAGGTCGATATGATATATCGGATCAACAGATTGGCTACTTCCAAGATTTTGTAAAAGAAAGCATCAACAATGGGTCTTGGGAAGGTGCTAGTCAGGTAGATATTTTGAACTCAATGTCAGAGTTTGCAGCTCAAGAAAACCCGACCTTTGCATCAAAGAAGGCACAGCTTGTCGCTCAAGCTAAACTGCGGATTGGGCCTGACCCCTATACTCCACTTGGGTATAAAAGATACGTTCAAGAGACCTCTGATGAGTTTAATGTTCACTTGAAGTCCATGGAGACTGCAAGTGAAAACAAAAACCTTATAGATTTCAAGGTTGCTAAAGGCGCACTAACTTCCTTACTTCTGGAAATGCAGGCCGACACAAAATCGAGAAGGTCAATACCTCAAAAAGTCTTTGGTTCAACTGTTACTCCAGAAGAAGTAACGTCATCGTTACAACTTATGGAGGACTTAGTGATAGATATGGCAGCCAAAGGCGATATGACAGCGCCAGAGGAAGCTGCGAAAGAGGTAGTCCATAGCAGACCGTTTAATGATGAGCTATATCGCCTACCATTAAACGGAAGTGCAGACTTAATGACCATGGATTTTGAAGCGGCAATGTCTGTTATTAATGGAAACATTGAAAGAAAAGAAGGAAGGAAGCCTTACCTTAAATATCAGCAAACAATGCTTGAGTCTCAAAAGAAGTTCATCACCAGTGTTGAGGCTTATGATCTTAAGGCATCGGAACTTAAGAAGCCAAATTTAAGTTTCGATGAGAAGAAGCAGATCGATAAAGAGCTAAATATAATGGCCGAAGACATACGATACCTACAGAGAACAGTTAGGCAGGTTATAAGAAAAATACAGTAGGACGACCAAAACTCGGTACTCCAATACAGTTTCCTTAATAAATTAATTTCGGAAACTGGAGTACCGAATGTCCTTACCCAATGCCAATGCAATCGCACGACAAGCTAAAGTTCGAGCTGAATTAGAAGCTCAAGATTTCTCATCCACATCCTCTACGTCATCCTACCTTCAAGACACGCCAGACGATCAAGTCCTCAGTGACCCTCGTGCTCTGGCTGACATCCGTGACTACTACCGCAAATGGAAGGGCCGATACTTTTCAGATGACAAAGAGATGCTGGAGGAGTTTCATGAAGATCAATCTTGGAATAACCTAAATACAGCAGGCGCTGGAATAAATTGGGCAGAAGCCAGTAGCTCGAATGAAGAACAGCGTGCTCACATGTCACGCATGACTTCCCTTTACCACAAAGTCCCAATGCTCAATAGCAAGGGTGGCTTTGCTGATAAAATCGGTGGGTTCAATGTCGCAGCTAACATAGGCCAATCTATTCTGGCTGACCCTCTTAACCTTATCGGCTTCGGTGCTGGCGCTGCGGTGGGCAAAGCCGCTGCTCGTGGAGCTGTAGCGGTTGGAGAAAGTGGTATGCGAGCTGGGGTAAAAGCTGCTGCCAAACGTGGTGCATTAGTCGAGGGTGCAGTTGCTGCTCCTATTGGAGTAGGCATCGATGCACTAACTCAAGGCTACCAGCAAGAAGTTGGATTGCAAGATGAGTACAGTGTGGCTCAAGGGGCGATGGCTGGCGGTATCGGTCTGGCTGCTGGCGGTATCTTGGGTGGAATCATGGCGGCATTCTCTGGAGCATGGGGTGCTCGCATAGGAGCCAAGCAAGCGCAGCGCCTTCTTGATGAAGGCTATACTCCCGAATCAATTCCAAAGATGACTCAAGCGGAAGTTGATTTCGCCATGACTCCAGCAGGAGCTACTGCAAAGCTAGAGACAGAAACTCAAGCCGCATACGAACAACGCGCTGAGATAGAAGCCACAGAGTCAGCTCAATTTGATGCGATGGAAGCTCAACGCGCTGCGATGGATTCAGCAGAGCTAAAAGTTCCAGCACAAGAGGCAATCAGTTGGGTAGATAAAGATGATTACGATGTGCTCACTGGAGCCATTGATCTAGTTCAATCCAAGCTCGAAGAAACTGCTGAAACACAGGCTCGTGCTCCGCTGATTGCCCAAGGTAAATTACTGAATCGCACCCGTACAAAACTACAGCGTGGTGAAGTTCGTCTTGCAGAAATACAAGAAGAATTAAAAACCGCAACTGGTAAGCAGCAAGAGGCTCTATTCAAGGAAGCTGAAGATTTAACTGATCTCAAAGAATTTGTTATTCAGATTCGCAATAAACTTGAGACGGCTCAAAACCCACCCGAAGCTGCCCCAGCAACACAAGCTCTTTTGGAGCAGTCAGCGCAGACCCCAAAAGCTGAAGTTGCTGACCCTATTTCCCCATCCACAACTCTGGAACTAGCCCCGTCTCCTGCAACAAAAGCTGTTTCATCTTCCATAGAACCTTCCGTAGCTGAAGCTGTATTAGATGCTCCAGTCATTGATGATCTATCACCTACAGCGTTAACAGACGATGCAATCGAAGCCGCAGTACCAGAGGCTAATCCTGTTGGTCGCCCTAAATCTGAATTAACCAATGAGGCTATTACACTACTTCAAGAGTTAGGCGTTGAACAAAAGGCCATAGATAGCGCAGTTAATAGTAAGCGGCCAAAGGCGCGTAAAGTTCTAATGAAGAGAATCATTAAGGAACTTGGCCTTGAGAAAGATGGGGAGGACTTAGACTCTATTAATATTACTACTCTGGCTGGGCGAATAAAAGATTACACCGACTCTAAAGCTACTCCAGTAGTACCAGAACCCGATGACATCATTACTCCAGCCCAGACATTAGGTGACACTGCTACTGGCCCAGACATTACCACCGCCCAGATTGTGTCTGATATTCCAGCCATGGATGATGTCAAAATTTATGATGACATTCTTGAGCTTTTAGATTTAGAAGCCCCAAGAACTAAAGAGGCTTCTGTTGCTGATCCTGTTGCCGACCCTGTTGTTGATCCTACTGTAAAGCTCGTAGACCCAAAAACAACTGACCCAGAGCCATTGCCAATAGAAAGTTTTGAGAGCACTTTGGGTGATCTAGGATTGACTGATCAAGAGGCGGTTGTGTTAAGGCAAGCTATCAATCCTGTCGTTTCGAGGACTATGAAAGCGGAAGAGGTCTTAAATATTACTCTTAACGACCTTGACCAATTAGCAACTAATCTTACAAATGAACGCTGGAGTAGAACATCTACTCTAATGAAGAGCCTCATGGAGGCAAACAAAGCCATTGAAGATGTTCGTGCAAAGCTGCTGCCTAATGGAGTCATGAGAAACACTCAGTCTCGTAAAGCAGCCATCATTGAGATACGGGAAAAGTTTGCATCCCATGGCCCTGAGTTCGTAGAAAATGCAGTTGCTTTATTGGATCGCTTTGGAGATTTGGGTCACGCAGATGTAGCTCCTATTTTTAAAAGAGGAAAGAGCAAAGGAGCCGAGGGTAGTTGGACACCTTCATATAACAAAAATGAAGTTAACATCGCTGATGGAATAGGTGTGAACGCCCCTAAGCTAGCAACTTTCTATCATGAAATGGCCCATTGGATGTACGGCAACATACTCACTCCTACCCAAAAGATTGATTTCATGAACGCAATGGGAAAATACTACAAAGAAGACGGAAGCCTAGATGTAGATAAGATGGCTGACGCACTTCCCATTGGTAGCGAATACCGCGTATCGAGTGGAAAGTCTCAGATTGGAAACAAGCAAATCTTCCACAACTCAGACCTTTCTCCGCAAGAGTTTTTTGCAGAAAGTTTTTCTTTATTTGCGATGCGATCCCATGCCTCACCAGACGCTCAGTTAGAGACGTACTTCCAGAAAGTTCAAGTATATTTTAAATATCTGTACGAGCGTTTTATTAAACAGTCTGGAATAGTTGATCCTGATTTAGAACGCTTGTTCATCAATATCATTCCAAATGAGAAGCAGCACCGCGATTTACTAACGTCAAATGTTAAGCAGGTCTCGCTGCAAGAAGCTGCTCCTAAGACACCTACAGGTCAAGCTATTAAAACTCGTATTGGAATGAACAGCTTCCATAATGAGAACATAGAGAGCGCCCTTGGTGACAGCGACATGGTTGAGCCAATGAAGGAATTGGCGAAAGAGTTCTTTTCATTAACCAGTGAGCGAAGCCCTACGGGGAAGTTTAGACAAGTTGCTTCAATGTATAATGAACTCCGAAAAGCCTCTGAGGAAATCTATACAATTATTCGTGAGAAGTCTGCTGATGACAAAGGTAAGTTAGGTAGTGAGCTTACTCCAGATGAGTGGGCAGACTTAGAAGCAGGCATGATAGACATGCCAATGGAAGCGGAAAAGGAATTATCTTACGCGCTTGCGAAGTATTGGGAGACTGGTGGTGTTCGTGCAATAGTTCACAAGCTAGATGACACTTTGCGTGCTCAGTATTTCCGCAATGAGCAAGAGCTTATCTTGTCTGGCATGTCTAAAGATGCCTTCCCTGATGCGCTTGAAAAATATCGTGATGGATTCAAGATCAAGCTGGCTTACCAAGGAGTTAAGCCGACAATCGAACCTTCACTAGAAACCCTTGTTACTTGGGCTAATAAAGCTAATTCAAAGCCAGTTAAGAAGACTCCTCGTGATAAATTTAATTCTGAAAAGTATGCAGTCAAAGGCCTTCCTATTGAGGAACTTACCACTCTGGCCGCAGGGAATGACAGTAAAGCACCAGCAGCGGCAGCTAAACTTTTAGAGAGGTGGAAAAGTACCCCTGCAAAATTGCCTAAAAACTTTAAAGAAGATGCAAGGTACAACAAGTTAGACACTCCAACCCTTACAAATCTTTTGCGTAATGCAATTATGGATGACGCTGCTGGAGACACAAATGCGGCAGAGAAACTAACAGCAATGCGACTTGAGATGGTGAGGCGCGGAGAGAAACAAAGAGCAAAACAGGCAGGAAACAATACTAAGCTGAATCGCATTGTCAGGGTGCTCGTAGAAAAAGAGGAACGCCTATTCAATGGGCCAGTCGATCTTGAGACAGGGATACCGAATGGTATATCTACTCAGGGGCAAGAGTTTATACAGATGTTCACCCATCGCTCTGATTTGATACAGAACTCATTGCGTCAAGTGATGTCTCGATTTTTAAATATGCTCGATATGGAAACCAACAGTGAGTTTTTAAACACTAAATTCTTGAGTGCTTTTACCCTGCTGGACGACCTTGAAGGTCACTGGGGAAAAATTGGCGACCCCAATACCCCTTATGCTAGAGACATGATTAACCCAGTTGATCTAAGCTCTAAAGAAATGAGAGCGTTCTTAAGCAGAGTCCGTAAGGATGTCACCAATATAGCTTCAATATCAGGAGATAGCACCGATGGAATTAAAGATGGTATAAGAGGCATGGCTCGTCTAGCCCTAAGAACTCACGCGATCCCCTCCTCCAGTAAGATTACTATTTTAGAAACTTATCGCCTTCAGCCAGAGGCAATAAAGAAGCGTGTTCGCAGGCATGTTGGGGGAGCTGCGAGTGAACATCAAGAGATGGAGCACTTTTTCACGGAGTCTTTTATTCACTTCTTGTCAGGGCATTTTCCACACAAAGAAAATATCTTTACTGGGCTAACTAACAGGGAAGCTAACGCTGTAATCGACATCTTTGATGATGTCCGAGATAGCGTTAGCTACCTGACTGATGGTGTGGTTGATAAGCACAAGTTAGTTGGAATTTTTGACGAGCTTGCTTACGCCAAACCTCTTCGAGTCAACAAGTCCAAGGTGCAGCAATCTGATGCTTTAAAAGATACTTTCTTAAGAGCAGTCCTTCCGAAGGTGAAGGATAAAATGACCAATAGTTACATGAACTATTTAGAGAAATCCAGCCCAACTCGATTCAAGTTAATGAATAATGCAGCCAGAGGTATTGGTCGCAAAGCAGATGGTTCCATCCAAATCCTCTGGCACTCTAGCCCGAATGGTGCAGCATTTGACCGCAATAAAAATCCTGTGCTTAGACCTTCTGCCGATGGTCGCCATGGCAGGGGCATTCACGCTACCACTAATGCCAATGTAGGATTCGAGACGTTTGCAAAACGTCCTACACTTTTGGCGCTGCAAAAATCCATGGATGTTCTTGCACAAGAAAAAGGCATAAGTGAAAACTCTTTAACAGCTTATGGCCCATCAAAGTATGAGGCGATGATGGGTAATGTGAAGCTGCTTCATGAGGCGCAGATGGACAGTTCTCACTATGGAGAAAGTATTGTCGCGGCACAGAATCAGATTAGGGCTAAAGAACAACTCTTATCTCGACTAAGTAGAGAGGGCAATGACCCAGACCGAGTTGCTTCAATGGAAGCGGAGTTAGACAAGAGCCTTTCTCGTTTAGAGTTCTTTAACCAAGCGTACATTATGGCCGATGAGGAAGTTGTTAAGCTCAACCGCATCCTCAATGAGGTTGTTGGCTATGAAGCAGACCCAGTAATGATACCTCTCATTGTTGGTGCTGAACGGATCGCTATGTTTGATAAAACCCTTCATCGTCCAGACAGTGATTTGATCAATGAAATACTGGGTCGCGTGAAGGAACTTGAGTCTAAAACTACTGACCCTACAGACAGCCAGCAAGTTATTCTAAGTGGTACTGAGGGTGGCCTTGCCCAGTCAATTGCAGAGGCAGTTGCGGATACAGTGGACACTAATCTTGATAACACTTTAAGTGGCCAACAATTCTACAATATCCTGGAGTCAACCATATCAGATGAAAGTCTGGACGGAAAAACCTTAGCTCGTGAGTTCATTGACGACATGCTGGAGTCACTGGGCTACGAGGCAAAAGTGGGTAGTACGGCAAATCGTATAAATACCAATGATGAGTTTGGAGAACTTAAAACTTCAGAGTTGGTTGAATACGAAGAGGTTGTATTCTTTGATAACAAAAAGTTGCACCACCTTGCATCTGATCTATTCGATGAAGAAAGTCCTATGCTTTATAGTGAGCGCAGAGTTGTTGACACTGATGCGGATAACCCAAACTTTGCCGTTCTTACTGCTATCATTAATACAGAAGGCATTATCAATAATCGAGGCTGGGCAGATGCTGTTACTCCAATGGAGGATCAAGGTGCTCCTCCAACATTAACATCTGCAATGGTGGCTGTAGCAAAAGGCAAGCCATTATCAGAAGCTCAAGCAAAAACTCTTGCTCAGTATGGGCCGAAGCAGTTCTTCTCCAAAGGTTCTGATCGTCTCCGCAGCAATGGCATGAAGTGGTTAGGTGATTTCATCCAGCCCCTTTCTGGTTCTGGCTTTCATGAAAAGCAGAACTCTGAGCTTGGTCGGAGGATTATTCCTATTATCCAAAAGATCAAAAAGTTACCTGACTCAAAAGGTGTCCTTGGATCATGGGCCTCAAAGAATAATCCACTCAGAACTAATCAGCCAGAGAGCGTGACTCGCATTGTTAAGACGCTTCGTAGGCCTCTTGGTCATGAGTCAGAGAAGCGCCTGTCTCCAGAAGAGTTCGCAATCTATCAAGACCTTCGCGCAGTGTTCTCTCAAGAAGCGATCAGCTTAAAAGAGGCTGGTGTACTCATGGGCAACATAGAGGATTACTTTCCGCAGGTGTGGAACAAAGAGGCAATGTTGCGTGACAAAGAATTAGTCATCTCAGAGCTAACTCGCCACCTGATGCGTGAATCAATCACTGAACGCAATGCCGACATCGCTCCCCAACAAGCTGAAGATAAAGCTCGCAAAATCTTTAATCGTTTGACTGATGATGATGGCGTGTACATGCCACCCCCAACAGGTGGACGAAGGGAAATAACAGGTGATCACATTGATTACCAGAGGATGTTGCGACTTGATAAGTACCCTGATTCTCTTGCGTCTCTTGATAAGTATTTAGAAAAAGACCTTGAGGGCATGATGACCAAATACTTTGACCTCTCTACTCGCAGAGTATTGATGGCGAATAAGTTTGGTACAGACTCCCATGGTTACTACGACTACCTGTATACAGTAGAGCATGGCCTCCGTGGTGTTGTTGATTTAATCACCAAAGGCAAGGTGTTCTCTCGTGAGCTTATTATTCCAGATGCTGAAGGGGCAATAAAGAAAACCTTTGAGAACGACCGATTCACTCCAATGACCCAAGACCCAGCCCAAGCACAAGAGATTGCAAACCAAGCATTGGAAATTGCAAAACTTCAAGGGCCAAATGCAGCGCGTGATTTCTTGATTGCCACTCATCCGAAAGCAACACAGTCTTGGGAGAAGAGAGCAGATGCCATTGCTAATGCTCTGGCCGAGTTTGAAGGCAAGCAGGGCATGATCCAAGAGAAAGAGTACAAGTTTACTCAGGGTCTATTTAATGTAACCCAGCGCAAGCCTGTGTCTCCACAAGACACATTCTTTAAGCAGGCCAACAATACATCCAAGGTGCTTCGATCTATTAACGCAGTGTCGCTACTTGGTTGGACTACGCTCACCTCGCTTGGTGACGTAGCCTTGCCGCTTGTTCGATCTGGCAATTTCAGGGCATGGGCAAATGGCTTGCGAAAGTATGCGGCTGACCCTCAGTATCGAGAGGATATTCAGAAGGTCGGTGTTGCCATTGAGAACCTGACTCATGAGCGCCTGACTGGATTGGTTGGGGCTGATTCAACCAAAGCAACCAACGCTTTCTTTAACTTTACTCTGCTGACTCCATGGACAAACATGAACCGAGAGATGTCTGGTGCAGTATTCCATCAGGCTGTTATCTCTGAGCAGCGCACCGCCCTGACAGCCCCAAAAGGCTCTAGGAAATATCGCACCTCAATGCGCTTCCTAAACCGATATGGTCTTGCTCAGTTCGGAAAGCAGGGTGCTAAAGATTTAAACGATCCTCGTGTCTTTGAGAACGATGCTGTCCGAGAGGGCATGATCCGCTTCGCTAACGAGTCGATCTTTACTCCAAACAGTAATGATGTGCCGCTGTGGGCGCAGACTCCGTGGGGAAGCATTGCCTTCCAGCTCAAGTCTTTTCCATTGATGATGCAACGCATGACCTTGGGAGAGGGTGGAATAGTTGGAGAAGCGTTTGGTCGAGTCGATGGTGAATGGAAAGGTAATCCATATCCGTTACTTTACGCACTAACGATTGGTGCAGGATTTGGTATGGCATCCATGGCATCCAAAGATGTATCTCAAGTGCGAGGCGGTGACGATGATCAGAGTGCCGCACTTCGTAATCGGAACCTGCTTAAATCACTCGGCTACGACAAGAAGATTCATGGCGAAGAGAACGACTTTGCTGGATGGTACTTGGAAGGTTTGATTCAAATGGGTGGGTTAGGTCTACTTTCTAACATGCTATACGATTCAACACAGCAACTAGACAACGGAGCCTATGGGCAAATTCGTGTTCTCTCCACGCTACTTGGCCCATCAGTTGGTTTATTTGGTTCGGCCTACAATGTAGCGGCAGGAGGTGCCGATGCGCTTGGGGATGCAGCAGGTAATGAATCTACCAACTCTAAAGAGCGTCAGGGTGTTAGAGAGCTAATGGGTCGAGTGCCAGTGCTTGGGGGAATCAAAGGCCTTAAAGAGAGTGTGGTGGATTCTTTAGCTGGCGAGTCTGAAGTAGGTCAATCCAAACCTAAGTCTGGATGGGGTGGTGGATTTGGTAGCGGTGGATTTGGTGGAGGTGGTTTCTAATGAATGAATACGCCAGCCCTCACTTTAAATGGTCTGAGTTTGCGTGTCGATGTGGGTGCGGTTGCACCTACGTCTCTCAGGATGCTATCGATAAGTTAGAGGAGCTTCGAGTCCTACTTGGCGCTCCACTACGAATCAACTCAGCGTGTCGATGCCCGATCCATAATGCCAAGGTTGGAGGAGCGCCATTGAGTCAGCATCGATCAACTGAGCGTAGCCCTTCAACAGCATTTGATATTGCCATTGGTGGACACGATAAGCAGGACATCATTCGTCTGGCTGAACGTGCTGGATTTGGCGGCATCGGAATTAGTTACAAAACTTTTGTTCATGTAGACGATAGGCCTAACAAGGCAAGGTGGTAAGTATGTGGGATATGATTGGAGCAGCATTAACAGGAGGAGCCACAGGTATTTTTGGTTCCGTAATATCAAAAGGTCTTTCGATCTGGCAGTTCAAAGAAGAGGTTAAGTCAAAAAAAGTAGACTACGAGCATGAAACAGTTTTGTTTGAGCTTCAGTTAGCTTCAAGAAGAAGTGAGATGGAGAGTGAGCAGGCGATTGTAAGCGTAGCAGCGGAAAAGTCGGTTCGCGTAGCCTCATACAAACATGCAAGTAATGTTGGTGAGACTAGCGTGTGGGTCAACAACGTCCTTCGTTTAGTGCGACCAGTGTTGACTTTGTTAATGGTGGGATTGACTGCTTACGTTGCTTCTAATTTTGAAGTAGTTACCCAGAAAGAGCTGGCTGCTCAAATCATTGCAATCACATCTATGTGTTTTGCTTGGTGGTTTGGCGACAGAACCAAAGTGTCTAAGTCGGCTTAGTTACTCTCGTGGCTGTGGATGATACCGCATATATTTGCTGGGATCATTGCAGCCTTCAGTTCCTCCGCAACCTCCGCAAAGCCATGAGCCATCCTTGACAGGTTTAGAGAACTGACAACTTGATGCCTCGACTGGCACAGCCATGTCACTCCAGCATACATCTCTTTTAAAGCACCCTCGACATCGCCAGTCAGTTATATCGACACTTATCTTGGCAGCATCACCATTCAATACAGTGACAATGCGCTGCTTTAGGTAGCTCCATTCGATCTGATCAAACTCCACAATCTCAGCGTGATACCGAGACTTGTCTTTATTGTATGCAATGAAGAATGCTTCTTTCATATCAGCCAGTGCCATGTACATCATCAATTGACAGTAGTAAGAATGGTGTGAAATCTTCACGCCCTTGTTCAGAAACTTTTGGAAGCTCGTGTTGTTCATGGATTTTATTTCAAGGATGTAGGTCTTGCCATCCAACTCAATCATGCCATCAGTGTGAGAACTGATGTGGCCTCCCAACTCCTGATAGCTCCACTGCTCTCCAGTTTCGGGATCGTTCTCGATGACCACTGCACCCTTAACTTTTTTAAGATCAGCAACAACAACCTCTTCGATCATGTGACCCATGGCAAAGATGCGCTTAAGAAACGCTGGAGGCTCAGTGTTTGGAAATCCTCTTAGACAGAATGCTAGGTTTGCATCACAAGGATTACCCACTCCACTGGCTCCTATGTACTTGCGAGACTTACTCTCGGTCTCCAAGTCGTAAGCCTCATCGATCAGCGTAATTAAATTAAGTGCTGGCGATTGGTCTGTCATTGAAAATCACCTTGTATAAATAAAGCCCGTGCGAAATATAAATCTTATCAACAGTGTGTGCGCCATGCTTGTCTTTGCGGAGGTGGCGAAGTTGTGCGCTAACGCTTGCCTCTGGATCACCCGTCTCTTTGGCGATTGAGGCTAGTGTCATAGGCACCCCACTGCGACAGACCTTCTTCACTCTATCAATCTGCCTACCCAACCGCTCGTCATCTCTGGCTGGGTCGTAATCACTCCCATCAAAATCTTTCATTGGCTTACTCCATAGGTATAAGACACAACTGAAGTAACTAGAGCCTTACCTTTATCTGTTAGAAAAACTCTTTTAACAACTTCCCCATCTTCGCTTGTAATGTCTTCAACAATTTTGACATAGCCCAAAGGTAGCTGCTTACGAGTCATAACGTCTTCAGACAACAACGCAATTATTCGAGAGACGGTGGGTTTAGACATGCCAAAAGCAGTCGCAATTTCACTTCCTGAAGTCTCGCCTCTTTGCATAATGAAGATTAAAACTTTCAATTGTCCAATCGTCAATTCGAGAGTCCGCTTTATACCTTTCTCATCTGTATAATCCGTCTGGTCTTGAATCGTCGAAATGAACTCTTGAAACCCTTTTAAAACTGCACTGCGTTTTGTAATATTCATAGCTTGCCTTGATCTTTGTTTTTAATAATAGCTTTAAGAACAGAACGAGTCACAGGGTTAGCTGTGCAAGCTAACATCCATTTTAACTCAGCTAAAGTTTTAGGCTTCTGCAACCGCTTCGCTAATTGTTCTCGTTCACTCACTGTCTGGCTCCAGAGGTATTAAATTTAAAAAATTCTACTAATCGCTTGCCTATTCCTTTCTGCAATATCGCTGCATAGCGTCATAGTTTCCACAAGAATTTTCAATCTTTCTGACGGAGGATAATTAGCCAACGCTACTTTAGCGTTAGGAGTTTCTTTCTCATTGCATGGTGTCTCAAAAAATAAGCTGTTATGTTCCTGCGTTAATGTCAGAGTTTGAGTTAACTCTGCAGCCAATCTCTCCAGAGTATCTAGCTGACTTAATAAAAAAATAGGTGGTTCAGCTATACCTGTTTGTGGTTGTGAGTTCGTGAGCATGCTAATAGAGCTTTCCGTTACGTGAGATGCGTACATTTTATTTATTTCCTTGTTAAGTTTATGTGTTTCTTTGCTACCCAAAAGCCCCAATGAAGGGGCGAAGGTATTTGAGACCACTCATCCTATGCTTTACGCGCTAACTAGAATGAGCTTGCCTAAAAGGTATGTCGTCATCAAAGCCATCGCTGCCACTAGGAGCCGCAGGAGACGAGGCAGGAGACGAGGCAGGTTGGCCAGATGGTGCGAAGTAAGGGTTGCTTGATCGCGGCTCTCCACCGCCTTTCCTGCGCTCTCCTTTGTCATCGTGCCAGTCGGCACCTTGAACTACATGAACCCCAACTTTTAGTCCTTTCATTTTTGCGATGTCAGGAGTTGGGTGTGAGTAGCCAGCTCTAACCAATAATGTCTTCAGCCTTCGCTGCCCAATTTCTTGAGCTTCAGCAGATGAATTATGAATATTCATATAGTCAACAACCTGACCTGCCCCATCCAATGATGTTAGCGTCACCGCCAAACGATGCCCTTTGTTGTTCTTAGTCTTACCAACTTCAGCTTTTGATATGACACAGATGTGTGCTCCAGCAGGGAGACTTGAGCCACCCTTGTCCTCTTCGAGTCCAGCTAAATCAATGCCAGATAAACCATTCCAATCACCCATAATTTTACTTCTCCGTTTTGGCAGCTTCTTCGCTAGCCAGTTTGTTAATCGTGTTTAAATGTTCAGCCCATTCGTGATCACCCATAGCCATTTTTTTAAACAGCTCTGTGATGTCATCACACTTCTCAATCGGCTTTAGTCGCCTTCGCGGATCACGCGCTTTTGCGTAATGCCCTTTGACCTGATCGGTAACTAAGTATCTTTTGACGGCCAACTTTCCATCAAGCTCACTTGTCACGCGCTTTCCGCAGAAAACGTGATCGAACAGGGCAGGGATTTGTTTACTCACCTTGCCACCCTTCACCATCGGCCAGTATGTCGTCTGGCCGTTATCATCCTCCTCCTCTGCTAGGAGACAGGTACATACAACGTGCATGTCCAAGTCTCTAATCCATTTCAATGCACCGATCATTAAGCGAGAGTTATCTCCCCACTTATCAAAGGTGTTCTTGTTGTCTTTATGCTTCTCTTCTAAAAATGACATGAGCTGATCTGACAGCTCGGTCACGCTGTCAATAAAGATAGCTTTGTATCCCATCGCTTTAAATTCTTTGCTTGCAATCATATTCATCGCTCCCCGAAAGGAGAACACACCCTCCTCTGGGCGATGATCACCACTCCATGAGGTGACAGGGATCACATCAATGGAGACGAGTGACAAGGACTTTAAGCCACCCTCCAAAGAGATGATCAAAGTTTTGCCATACTCACGCTGAACGTGAATTGCTTGGGTTGTTTTTCCGAACCCGTGGTGAGCACACAAGAGAGTTTTCTCGAAGTGAACATCTGCGTCAGTCGTTGATAGAACTTTGAACATTTACTTAGCCTCTATTTTTATCTTAGGTTTGCTAGCCGAGCGAGTGAGCGCACTCGCCAGCACTGCGCGGTCTAAATCTGATGCGCTTTCGTATCGTGCCTTAGTCACTGCGTATGAAACTTTCACACAGGTAGGCATGCCATCTGCGTCCTCATTGTATAGGTTAGACATGACCTCCTGATCCCACGCTAACTTTTCTGAAACAACGGATGTAACTGTTAACTTGTCTGTGTGAAACGCACGCTCACCAGACTCCCGAAAGGAAGGAGGCAATGCCATGCACAACTCTGCTGTCACTGTGTCTAAGGCTGTTTTAGCTTCTGCGAATCTTTGCCTGTTTACTACAACATCAAGCGCGAGATTTTCTACACGCTCTGCTATTTGCTTGAGTTCATGATGTGATTGGGTTACTTCAGTTGGCGCAATAGCTTCATCAGAACCTTCATAGTTTGATGGATCAAACATTCCCATTCGCTTCTCCCGTATTTATTACTTAATAAAATGTGATCTAATTTGTAATCATCTGAATGATATGTCATGATTGTGACGAAATCAATACATTTTTTAAAGCGGAGAAAAGAAAAAATGTCAGTCCAGTACAGATTAAACATTAACCGATTATTCAGAGACCTTGGTGGGCCAAGTCAAATGGCCAGATATACGGGCCACCCAAGAACTAGCTTCTATCGTTGGATCAACAGTGACAGCGTTAACTCTAAACTTCTTGAAGATATAAAGACTGCGTTCCCAGACATTGAGCTGGACTTTTATTTTGAACCCATCGAAGTTAGGGAAGTCATCGCTCGGACGGGTCACATAAAGAAGGGGCTTCCACCACGGACAATAGATAGGGAGCTGACAGTCAAGGAAAAGAATGCGCTTAAGACGTATCACAAATAATGAGGGAGGAGGCATGAGCAAGGAAAATTTAGAAAGGGCTTTGGAATATCTGGAGGCTGGCTGGTCTATAATTCCGCTGTCTTCAGTGGAAAAGCACCCACTGGTAAAGTGGAAAAAGTATCAGACGGAACACCCAGCCACGGAAGATTTAGAGCGATGGTGGGAAACTTGGCCAGACGCAGACGTAGGAATAGTGACGGGTGCTATCTCTGGCCTGTGCGTAGTCGATGCAGACAATGAGGCATCTGTTGATCGCGCCAAGCTGGAGGGTTACATCTCCCCCATCTAAGTGAAGACGAAGCGTGGGTGGCACTACTACTTTGCTCATCCCATGGACGGAGTAATCCGTGGCCC